GATACCGGGTCGGCGGGGTGGTGCTCCGCGCAGCGAATCAAAATGGCCATGATTGCCGGCGGCAATCATACCATAATGCAAATATCCCCGCCCTACGAACTCAGATCCTTGAGGGCTTTCCCGGATCAGGCGCCCACAGGCACCTTGACGACCTGGATGCGGTTCTCGTCGATGACCTTTGCGCCGAAGGTGTCCAGGCCGCGGACCAGGTCGCAGAACCGCTTCTCTGCCCGCAGAGCCTCCACCTCGTTGATCTGACCGGCGAAGGCGATGGCCTTTCTGCCGCGGACGTCGCAGTAGACGTGGGAGGCGTCCTTGCTCAGGTTGTTGGACATGACCACGTCGAAGTCGTCGTACACGCCCACCTTGCCCTTCTTGATGTACTCGGGGTTGTCGGTGGACAGGGTGATCAGACAGTTCTTGAACACGTTGTACACCGCAGGGGAGATCTCGATGACGCCGTCCTCGTCGAAGTCCCGCTCCCGCAGGGCGATGATGGCCTTGTCGATGGCCTCCTTCACCGCCTCCTGGGTCAGGGCGGCGGCGGTGGTGACGTTGGAAACGGTCTTGATCAGCTCCGCCACGTAGGAGTCACGGGCCACCGCCAGCTTGTGGACGGACTTGCGCTGGTACTCCTCCCGCAGACCGGGCACAGACTGGGCCTGGTTCACGTCGTCCACGTAGAAGGCGAAGTAGTTGGCCTGATCGATGGGCAGGACCTGACCCTTGTCGGCCATCTCCTCCACCTCAATGTCCTGACCCAGCACGTAGGGCTTCACGGTAGGCTCGCCCACGCCCAGGATCTTCACGGACTGGGCATAACCGCAGTCGCCCTCATAATCCCGCAGACAGCTGTCCACCAGCTTGCATCTGCGCTCCAGGTCATCCTGAATGTTCTTGGACCAAATGGTCTGAATAAAATTGGTTACTGCCATAAAAAATCCTTCCTTTCTTTTCTCCGGCGCGCCCTTCGTAGGGCGTGGCCATGGCCACGCCGACCCGGTTGCAATCTTCATCCCGCTGCTTGGGCCGCTCAGGTTTCGGTACCGGGTCGGCGGGGAAGTATCCCCGCCCTACGATATCCCCCGTGGGTTTACCACTTCCCCATAGACGCCGCCACGGCCCGGTACAGGGCGGGGTTCCGGTCAAAGTCCTGCCTGGTAAAGCGCAGGGCCTCGTCCCGGGTGTAGAATTCCTTCACCACAGAGTCGTCCGGGGGGTTGCTTTTCATGGTCCCCATGGGTCTGAGATTGCTTCCCGGCAGGGTGCTGCGGTACAGCGCCACGATCTTTTCCGCCGGGGTACCGGGCTGAAACAGGCCCACAAACTCCCGGAAATCCCGGGTCTCCTGCTGGTCCCGGCTTACACCCAGGGCGTCAAATTCGCCGCTGCGCTCCTGCTCCTGCCGGTGACGGGCCAGGGTCTGGAACCGCTGCTTTTCTCTGGGGGTCATCTTCTCCATACCCAGCGCCGCCAGCCGGTCCACCTCCTGTACCACGTCCTCATACCCGGAGCGGATGATCTCCTCCGCTTCCGCCTTCGCCAGCAGGGCGATGTCCCGCTGGTCGTACCGGCTTTCATACTCTTTTCTCAGCTTCGCCTCCCGCCGGGCCAGCTTCTTCCCCAGCAGGGCATCCAGCCTTTCGTCAAATTCCGCCTGGGTGTAGGTCTTTTCCGCCTCGGGAACCTCCATCACTTCTTCTCTGATCTCGTCCATTGTGATCTCCTTCCTATTTTTTCATCGAGGTTTGCTTCCTCCGGATCCGTAGCTTTTACCGACCTCCACGCCTGGTCCATTCATGCACCACTTCGTAGGGCGGGGTCATCTGCATCGCGGTATGATCGCCACCGGCGATCATGAGCATTTTGATTCGCTGCGCGGAGCACCACCCCGCCGTGCGGTATCGCAAATTGAGCGGCTCATGCAGCCGTGCAAAGGTGGGAAGCGGGTCGGCGTGGCCATGGCCACGCCCTACGATCCTCTATTGGAGGCGCTCATGCGGGCGGTCAATGACCGTCCCTGCGATATCCCCATTGGCCTGTCCATCCAAAAACTGCCGTACCTGCTGCTGGAGCAGCTGGGCCTGGGCCTGAATCCGGGCGATGCGCTGCTGCTCCTGCCGGATGTGGCGGATGGCCTCCTGAAGCTTCGCCCTGGGGGCCACGCTGTCGTCGTCCAGGACGCTGACGTAGGTCTCCAGTTCCCCGATCCGCTGGGGCTGGAACAGGCCCTGGGTCAGCAGATTTTCTATGGTCTGCTCCTGGGCGAACCGGTCGAAGGGACTCTTGGGGGTGATGTCGATCTTCACGGCCTCGGCCAGCTGCTCCACCAGCTCCCGGGGCACCGTCAGCAGCTGCACGCGCGCTTCTCCCGTTTCCGGGTCCGTCACCATTTCCTCCAGCACCACGCCGCCCTGGGAGTAGGCCACAAGATACTCCAGCCAGATCCGGGCCAGATCCTCCAGGAAGTGCTTGAAGGTCTCCTTCTGCTCCGTCATGGGGGCCTGGGAGGCCTGCTGTACCGCGAGAATTGCCCGTCCGGAGGCGCTTTCGGGATTGACGCTGCCAGTGGCGGTGTCGCCGGCGCCGGCCAGCTCCCGGGTCACCCGGATCAGGTCCTCCTGGAGCTTCACCACGTCCGGGGACATCTGGGCGGGAGGCAGGGTGCCCACCACCTTGTGCACATCCTCCACCGCCTGTCCGTTGGTTTTCACCATGCCGCCCACGGTGTTCAGGGCCTGGGGATTGGCCACCTTGCTGATGTCCACCACCTTCTGGGGGTAGGCCTGATACTTCACCGTCAGCACCCGCCGGACCTCGGTGCGGTTCACCTCGATCTGGTTGGGGATCAGATAGCGGACCTCGCCCTCGCCCCGTGCGCTGCCCTCCTTCTCCTCCCAGACCATGTGGGCCAGAGGATACAGCCGGATGCCCAGCTCCCGGTCCGGGATGATCTCCACCCACCGGGTGGCGCAGGCGTAATGGACGGTGCCGCCTTCCTTGTACAGCTTGTACACCAATGTCACCATGGGATCCAGCTCCTGCTTCGCCGCCTCGCCGCTTTCCTCGAAGGTGTCGTTGTCGCCGATGAGAAAGGCCAGCTTCTCCCTTTCCACGCCCTCTTTTTCCGCCAGCTCCCGGGCCGCCGCCACCGGCATACGCCTGCGGATCAGGATGTAGGGCTGGGCCTGGATGTCGTCGTCGTTTTCATTGCCGTAGTACACGTCGTTCTTTTTCAGGACCTCGTTCACCGGGAGCCGGGTTTCCGGGTCAAAGTCCACGTAGATAATGCCCTCGTCGTTGATGGCGGCGTCCTTGGTGACCCGCCTGCCCTTGAAGTCCAGCTTGTCCTTCTCCCAGATCCGGGCGGCGTAGCGGTTGAGAAGGGCGCAGTACGGTCCGGACTGGGGCTGGGCCCTCTGGGGAGAGAAGTGGACGGCGTACAGGTTGTCGTGGATCACCGCCAGCTTGTACTTGACGATGGACTTGATGAAATTCTTCTGCACCGGCTCCACGTCCCCCAGCTTGGCCCCGGCCCACTGGTTTCCGTTGTAGAAATTGTAATTGCGGTCCGTGTCCGCATAGATACCCACTCGCCGGTGGTAGCTGCGGCCCTTTTCATACAGCGCCCACACGGGCGTCTCCTTAATTTCCTGAATGTCCATGTTTACCTCCCGGGTACGTCCTCCTGCCCGAAGGCAGTACCGTCAAAATTGTCGATGTTGCGCAGGATGGTCTCCACCCGCTCCCGCTCCCGCCGGACCTCCTTCTGCTCCCTCCGGGGCAAAGCCAGTTCCTTCCCGGATGCCTTCATGCCCAGAAGAAAGCACGCAATATTCGACAAACTGACCACAACCATTCCAATGATCTCCATAAAACCTCCAATCTTCCTCCGTAGGGCGGGGTCATGACCCCGCCGACGCACTTTCTACCTTCGCACCGCTACATGAGCCGCTCCATGTTCGATACCGGGTCGGCGTGGTGGTGCTCCGCGCAGCGAATCAAAATAGCCATGATCGCCGGTGGCGATCATTCCGCGATGTAAATGGCCACGCCCTACTAAACGATGACAATAGCCTCCCCAAAGTCGCAGCTTTCCACCAACCTCTTCTGCACCCCAAACTGCCACTGGGGCACCGCCGCCGGTTCCTCCTGCTCATAGAACACCACCTGCTCCCGCACATGATGCGCAATGGCAAGCCCCATCATCAGATCGTCATGTCCGCCAATGGGCGCCTCGATCCGGCCCTTCTCGTTTCGCACGATGGTCAGCAGCTCCTCCAGGGTGGCCTTGTCCCGGAGCGTGTCACAGTGCTCTCTCACGATCTCCTGGAGCTTCGACAAAATGGTGGGCCGGGTCAGGGCGGTGGTTTTGAAGCCGAACCGCTTCTCCGTCTGGCCCGTGTAGGTGTCCGGGGCCAGGCGGACATACTGCTTTCCATAGCCCAGCCGCTGCAGCTCCTGAATGGGGTAGGTGTCGAAGTTGGCCTCGATGCCGATGAGGGCGTCGCCGTAGAATTTTCCCAGACAGTACATCTGCCGGGTGTACAGATCTGGGTCAAACCGGTGCCGCAGCACCGCCGCCTGCTCTCCGGTCCTGGCGTCCAGCACGTGTCCGGTGAAGTAGTCGGACCCCTCTCCCGCCGTGTCGCCGCCGATGCAATACCGGGAGTCTCCCGGCAGACTGTAGATGCGGATGTACCCGGCTTCGTCCTCCACCCACCGGATGTTGGTGATGGCGAGCCCGTCGTAGTCATAGGCAAACTGCCCGGTTCTCAGGGGCTTCGGCAGCGCCTCCAGCCGGGCCTGGATGGCCCTTGCATCGAACACCGTCCTGCCCAGAATTCCCCAGCGGCCCAGACAGTAGACCTGATAGGTGTAGCTGTCGGAAAACCGCAGGTCCTCCAATGCCTTCCGGTCGTCGTCGGTCAGGAATTTGTTGTCCCGGTAGGTGGAAAAGCACACCGTCGCCAGTCCCGAGTCGATGAAATGCCCTTTGATCCAGTGCCGGATGTTCACGGGGTTGAAGGAGAGCACCATCTGCTTTTTGCTCTTGCCGCCTCTCAGGCGGACCTTCAGCTGGTTGATGTCCGCCTCCTGGCACTCGGTGGCCTCCTCCACCCAGATGTCCGTTAATTCGCCGTTTGCGAAGGTGATGGACTTGATCTTCTCCACATCGTCCAGACCCGCAAAGGCCACCTCGTTGCCGGTGAGCCTGCACACCATCCGCATATCGCTTTCGTTGATCTTGAAGTGCTCTCCCAGACCCCAGGCCCGGATCACCTGCTTCATCAGCGGGAAGGTGGACCGGCGGTTGGTGTCGGCGGTTTTTCTTACGATCAGCAGATTGCATCGTTCCTGCCGGATCAGCCGGTACACATACCGCTGGGCCAGAAAGTAGCTTTTCCCGGAGGAACCGCCGCCGTAAAACACCAGATACCGGTCCCGGTTTTCCAGAAAGGGCAGGTAGATTTCGTTGAATACCTGCTTTGAAATTTCAATGTTTACCGTCATGGCTCCTCCGTAAGCCGTACGCGAATGGTCATTTCCTCCGGTTTTTCCTCCTTCTGCTGATACCCGCCGTCCATCTTGTTCAGAAGGTCCGCAGCCTTCAGCTTTGTTCCCTTGTCCACACTGTCATCCCGGATCAGCCCCGACAGCCACGCCATCCGTTCCTCCAGCGTCATCACCTCCGCCACATTCCCCCATCTCCCTTCGTAGGGCGGGGTCATGACCCCGCCGACCAACTTACAACACCTGCTCTGCTACTTGAGCCGCTCCATGTTCGATACCGGCTCTCCGCGGCCATGGCCGC